CACCACAATTTTTTAGCACTTTCTCTCTGCCTTATCTTTGCATTATCTGAATGAAATCCGATCTTTAAATCTCGACATCTTATTCCGGTAGATACTCTATCTGCTAAAGGTATAGAATAAATACCTGTCTGATTTTTTCTATTTGTTTCGTTTGCTTTTTGACCTGCTGATATTTTTTTGGCAGGAGACATTGAATGAAATCCTAGTTTTAACTCTTTACATTTATTACCCGATCTAATGCCTATTTCTCTACGCTCTGCATCAGTTAATATGAAATTACCGTTTGAATGTTTATTTAGATAATTATGCCATTTCATAGTCCAGCGATTTACACGCCTTTCCCAATCTATAGCCTGATCTTTTGTAGTAAAAGTTTTTCTAATTTCTATAATGAAACTTTCTTTGCCGTACATATCAATAAGTTTCTTTATAGATTTAGACGATGTAAAATATGAAACAAAAAGATCTGTCGGTGTGCAGTTTTTAGCGAATCTTACACCATAATAGTACTGATTTGTTATCTTACAAAAAACACGATATGTATACGGAGTTGTCATCTTATATTTATCTATAACTACCGATTAATCCTATAATCACGAAACAATAATAAAAAATCCCTAAGTTAAAGTCTATGTAGTTATACAGAGACAGCTTAGAGATTAAATGATTTTGTTAGGGAATTTTAATGTTTCTCTTTACTCAATATTTCTTGTATTTCGGGAAAATCTTCCAAAAGTTGGTCGTATTTTCTCTTTATATTATCAAACATTTCGTGGGCAATTCTGCGCTGTTCCTCAATAGGCAAATGCCTTAAATCTGTAGGATACTCTTTATTTTTCATGTTAACCAATTACAAATAGTTTGTAATAGGATTTAACCTATTACAAACGCATATCCATCCGATGATGTTACTAGATTCAGTAACTGTACTTCTAGTTTATCCAATTCTACCTGTGCTTCTTGTTTAAGACTAGCACCATTTAATGTGACATTTCCATTTGGTCCTGGAAATCCACCGGGAAACTTATCTCTCGCTTCACCTAACATATATTTCGAATATGCGACTGAATAGGAGCGCAACCAAGGACCTGTATAAGGGTCATTAATGATGTCATCTTCTGATTTCTTTACATACACTCGCACCGCAACTTCTTCGTCTGCTGTCGGGCGGCGTATAATTTTTAATGTGTGTGAGTTGACATCCCACGTAAAGTTATACTGACTTGCAAATAATCTTTCTGTAGTTTCTAAGAACTGATTATATATGTCCCATGTTGCTAATCCACCTGATCTATTTGGTTGTAACATATAGATATTATAAAATGCAGCATCAACCGGGTCAAAATTTATTCCACCATTAGTGTATGCACCAACACCACGGCGGTATAGACGTCTTACTTCTTGCACTTCATCTGGAAGAGTGTACTCTGTTATGTCCCGTGTAATGTGTATAAAAATATCCTTCTCAAGATTGGCTCCATCAGATTGCTGACGCAATTTTTGAATACCAATTGTAATTGCAAGATTAAAGTGCTCGACGTCTAATTCAACATCAACCATTTGCGAACCGAGCTGTAGCTCGATTTGCTTCATTAACAAAACTCTCGGCGTAATTTGTGAGGACATATGTGTACCAACTCCAGTGATACACTATTTATCTATTTCTTCTGCAAGTCTCTAGCCTTCTTCATAACCATTGCATCATCCAAAGCATTATGTATATCATAATCGAACTGAAGTACCAGTGCCTCTTCTACTTCTGCAGGAACATATATGGGCTGATACTGATTCTTATGCAGATTGGCCGGCCATAGTGGATCAAGCAAACGATGCAAGTGTGGTGTATCCCATCCGGGATTATCACAGCCTAAAATACATTCAACATTTCTATCTTCAATCCAGTTTCCGAGTTTCAAAGCGCAATCATAAGATGACATACGATAATCGCCACCTTTTAGGAATGGTAGAACGAAACTTTTAACAAAATCTGAACAATCTTTTAATTCATATGTATCAGTTAATTCAGCATAGAAGAAATCTTCGTTTTCATCTACCAAGGCAATACTGATAAGTTTGTTGCCGGGAACAAGATCGGTGAACTCTGTGTCGATGAATAAAATCATTTTTTACTCTTTTCAAAATCGGAATATGTGCCAGTGCCACCGTTCCATTCTTTCCATTCTTTACTAAATTCTTTCCAATTCCAACCATATTGTAACATAAACTCTTCCCATTGCACATGACTGTTATTTGGATATTTGGGTCCTTTGCCAGAACGATATATTTTCATCATGTCATAAAACGGAATACGTGTTAGAACTCTAATTGTATCTTCTTCAGTATTCATAGTGTTATTCTAACATAAAAATGACATATTGTCAAAGAAAATCTGATAAATAAGTGTAGTTCGCGAGATTCCCGTCTCCAACTACTCTAACGCTTTTAAGGAGCATCAGCAATGCCTATTTATCTGTATGTAAAAACTCATAATAAAACTGGTCTAAAATATTTAGGAAAAACAATTTCTAAAGATCCAATAAAATATAAAGGATCTGGCCTATATTGGCGTAATCATATCACTAAACACGGATATGATGTGACTACAGAAATTATAAAAGAATGTAAAGATAACGACGAATTAAAATTCTGGGGACAATATTATAGCGATCTATGGAATATTGTCGAAAGTAAAGATTGGGCTAATCTAAAGACCGAATGTGGCGATGGCGGTACCGGACCTAATCTCGGCGTCCATATGAGGTTGCCCGAACACCGACTCCGATTTAGTGGCGATAATAGTCATATGCGTAAACCCGAATACAGACTATGGATGAAAGAAAATAATCCTATGAGGGATCCAGAAAGTAGAAAGAAAATTTCAGAAAAACTTTTAGGAGTACCTAAATCTAAACAACATAAGAAAAATATGTTTCAGCCTATGTCGGATCCAACGATGGTAGAAAAAATATCAGGTTCTAATAATTATAGATATGATCATAGAATCTATTGTTTCAGTCTTTCTATACCCGGAATCGAAGTTTATATGACGCAACGAAATTTTATAGAAACATTTTCTCTAAATAAAGGAAATGTGTCTTTGTTGGTAAATGGGTTAAAAGAAAAATATAAAGGATGGAGTATTAGGAAATCTTTAGAATAACGCAATTCTCATTCATTCTACCATTTGGTGTTATACTTATAGTTCCAATATCATCCATAAATGATCTTAATTGAACTTTTCCACATTTCTTAAATTCGGCTAACTGAGTGGCAGGTTTGCGTAGTGTCTTACTCGAAGATTTAGCCTCATTATAGCCGATTAGCGAGGCCCCTTTAATCGATATAGGGCCCGCTAAGTCATCGGCTACATACTTGATTAATTTGCGTGTTTTTGTGTCGAAACACCAAACTTCCTTTGAACCAATGATATGTACAGGATTAAGACTTACAATACCTAATGCGGAATCATCCTTCTTAAACTTGAGTTTTGATACAACCTTTTCCTGTGATACGGGCTTTTTCTTACGTGGTACACGCTCAACCTTTGCTACTTCTTGCATCATATCGCATGCCTTAAGTAAATTCTTATTGAATGTATCGCACTTTTTCAATTCGGGTTTCGTATAGTTGGAATATGCCTCGACCAAATCTTTATCTTTTCCTTCCAGTGCTTCAGCAATTTCGGCTGTACGTCTTGCAAAGATTTCTCTAATATGACGCATATGAGGGGCCTTCAAGTCATTAGATTTAAATAGATTGATAAAATCTTCTACTGTTTTGACAGGAATTTTCTTGTCCATACAGAAGTCATCTATCCACCCTTCCACCTCCCCCGCGATTTCCCGTGCTTTGTCTCGGAGTCGATCTTGGATCGTGATAGCCACCTTAGGAGTTGAGTCAATGTCCTTAGGGCCCTTTTCTTTGCTCGCGATATATTCAGACTCTTTTGTTGCCGCGGCCGTTTTGGCGTCTTCCTCATTTATAACCTTCTCCAGTGCTGGCATCAAACTGGGCATAACATCATCTGGAATGTCACCGCCATGATTGAGGATGTACATATATTTACCCACGGTGGCAAATCTATTTTCGTGCATATCCTTAATTTTATCAAGATAGGGATGGTTAGCATCTAAATGTTTCAGATACTTAACAACTTCTTTTTTCAGTTCAATGGCTGACATCTCATAGTGAGCATAGAGCATTGCACCCTGATAATTCGATCTGAAGTTTCTGTTTGTTTTTACAAGGTTTGTAAAGATGGGTTTTGGCCACATCGAAAATACACTTGACTGTTTCTTACCTGCCATTATAATATCCTTTTGATACGTAGCTATTTTAGCTGAGACTAAAACAGAATTGCAACTAATCTTGATCAGCTGCTTTCAGAGGGTATTTATTGAATGGAGGAAGAAAATGAAGAATTACTCTTCTTGTGGGTCTTCTTTATGCTTCTCTTTGCGAGAATATTTTTTGTCTGCATGAGATCCTGCACCAGTCTTGGGTGCATTCTTAGCAACGAAATTGCGTGGCGGCGGCGATTTTACTACCGCTTTCTTAGCAGTTTTTGTTTCAAAGAGTTCAAAGAGTCTCATGTTATTCTACTAATCTGGCATCACTAGGACGGCCTGTTATTTTTGTGTTCCAAGATG